TTTTCTGAAAATACTGTGTTTACTGCATCGTCAAAAGCACGATCAGCAATCTCATAAGTTACACTAGTAGTGTCGTCTGCATCAAGATGGTAACTGCCTACCATTCTTAAGGCATTATTCATTATATTTAATTTTGATGTTGAAATAGCCATTTTAAAAGGGAGTACCCCCTAGCATAGAAGCTAGGAGGTAACTCGATAATTAATTACTCAGCACAACGGATCTCTCCAGAAACTTCACCCCACATACGAGATGCGTCTGCACACAACTTGTAGTAAATGTAAGGAGCGTTTTTCTTAGATGGATCACGCCACATATCACCTTTTAGACCTTCGCCTGTAGATAACTTAAGAGCTCTTGGTAAAGAAACAATCACACGACGCTCGTTTCCATCACTACCAGTTGAAAGAGGAAGTCTTTCAGTGTGGATGAAACGGAATCCCATGAATGATACAACATTACCTTCAGCTAAGTTCTTACGTACAGAGAAGTCTGAATTAATGACTTCATTGATGTTTAACAGATCGTCAAGTTGTTGTGCACCAACAAAACAGTTGATTACCTCATCTTGATCAATCGCATGTAAACGTAACATTGTACGACGAGCTGCACGTAGCTTAGCTAGTGTCAACCCAGTTTCACCTGCTGAACCAGTTCCTACATAGTTAGAACCGATAGAGAAACCTTCTACGTTTCCACCAGCAATAACATAATCACCTGCTGCAGTTATGTCGCCAGCTGATAAGTTACCAACAACAATGTTTGTACGATTCTCATCGCCAGCACCTTCTGTGAACGCTACGCTAGTACCACCATTTTTACCAGTTTCGGCTGCACCGAAGAACTTGTCAATGATGATATCATCAAGCTTACGTTTACCAGAAGCAAGTAATGCTTGTGTATAAGCATTCATTGGATCTGTAACAACACGTTTTAGATCTTTTTCGTCTACGTACTTACCAAGTTCGTAGTCTTTAAGACCGATACGACGTCTGTCATGTGAGATTTCAGATGTTGGATTGTTACCCAAACGAGTAGTTATCTCAGACATCGCTTCAGCTTCGCCAATACGGTCGAAGTACTGATACTCTGAATTCTGAGTTTCTGATTCGAAATACGGTTGTAGCTTGGATTCCGTTTGTTGATAAGCCTGCTCAAAGCCTTCACGGAAAGCTGCAACGTATGCTGTTTCAATCGCATTCATAGATGCTGCCGTAATACCTGCGGTAGTAGCGGCTGGATCTGTGACTGCTCCTGAATATCCTTGTGAGCCTACTGCACTTAATGCCATGATTTTTCCTTTATTTTATAATTAGAATTTAGAATGAATAGTTTGTTTTTCGACGAGCTACCCTTTCGGACTCTTCTAGTTATAACGTAACTAACGGCTTTCCAAAGCTGTCATCGGACCTAAAAAAATAGGCTACCCAATATACATCGAATAGCCTATAAATTATGGATTGTCAAGCCAGTTTAACACTAACCATATAACTTGGTGTACAACTCCGCTCTTTTTTGTAATAACTGATCTCTTTTTATCCTATCTGCAGGTTTTAACATAGCAGGTTCAGACATTATTAAGTCTTGGTTTGAATTATCTAAATCACGAATCTGTGCTTGAATGTTTAAAGCACTGTTCTCACCAAACCCATTTGAAGGGTTACTGCTAAGTGATGGTAATGAATCACCTGACACTTGAGCTACTTTATGAAACAACTTTAACATCCCTGGGTGATTTGCTATTGTTGGATCTTGTACTAAATCATTTAACTCTGGTATGTCTTGAGCTAATGCTGTAAAGGCTTCTTTACTTTGTTTTAAGTTTACATCAAAGTCTCCCTGCCAATCAGCTGAAAGAGCCGCTTTATACTCTTTTAGTGATTCAGTGACTCCTTGATTACTTTCTTGATTGCCTAACATAAGGTTCTGCACAGTTGTTTGATACATAATATCGAACTGACGTTGTGTTAATCCCATCTGTCCAGCTAAATCAACCATCTGTTGAATACCGTCATCATGTAACTCTGGATGTGGAATATCTGCTAATTCATCTGGTAGTTTTAACTCACCTACTTCAGCAACAGTATATTCATCATTTTCTGGACGCATATGAGAATAAAACTCATTCCAGTTATCATCCGTCCATTCTTCTGATGGTGCTTCTAGTCGTTTCTTACCAAGAGCACTTTGTGCGTTTACTAATTGATTAGCCAAGGACTGTAAATTTTCTGTCTCTTGGAATGCTTTATATCCTCTAATATCTTCAGGTAGCGTATCAACAAATTGTTTGTACGTATCTGGAGATGAAAAGTCTAGACCACTAGACTCTGTAGTTTCTGGTGTAGTAGTTTCTGCTGTAGAAGCTTCTGGTGATAACCCATCACCTAACCCTATTGATTCAGTTTCTTCACTCATTGTTTTCTAATTCTAATTTGTTAATTAATTTTTGAGGATCATCCTCAGCTATTAAAGATAAAAAAGTCATTGCAAGTCTACGCCTACCTTCAGATTCTCGTAGCTTGTTGTTGTCAGAGTGAAATACTGGTTTAGTAACATGACACTCACGTAATAAGACTTGAAAGAAACGCTTTCCCTCAGGCGTCGCAATAATAGTCGTCAAATCATCTTTAAGCTTAAGACGTTGTTTAAGCTGATCAAGGTTTCTTAATTTCATTTATATATTCAACAGATTACCCACTTCAGGATCTGTAGCTCTTGCTTGTGCTATATCTTTTACAGCTCCTGCTAATCCTGGTGCTTGTTGCATAACCATTTGTTCTTGTTGAGCTTCAGCCGCTGCCGCATTCTCAGCATCAATATCTTCTTGAGATCTGACTACTGATGGGCTTACATTTCTATACTTAGCGTAGCTATCAAATAACTCACGTCCATCTATAGACTGTAATAATTCTGGCTTAATCTGAGCAAGAGGTGCTAGATCACGCATAAAGGCACTAATGTCGGAAAGTCTAGTTGCATACTGTGCTTGAGCACTTGGGCTAGTGTAAGAGATTTCTAACTCAGCTCCATCTAAAGATGATGGGGCTTCTGGTAGCTCTCCACTCCTGTTGAGTAGTTCATATGTTATTTCAATAGCTGGTCCAAGGTATTCTGATTCCATTCTATTAAGAAGTGGTGCTAGTTGATTTAACATCTGACCACGAGTGTCTTGAATCTCTAAAACAGATTGACGCTCTTTCTTCTCCTGTCTGATAATTTGATCTACAAAGAATGACCTGTTGATAGTCTCTCTGTACATACGAATCATCTCCATCATAAACTGTGGTTGATTACCTCCAAGGATTGGCGATGGCTTCTCACTGCCTGGCTCATGGAACATAATCTGTCTAGAGCCATACTTCATAGGAAGCATTATACTATCTTCTTCAGCAGTAAGTGTTGGGAAGTTTAAATACTCTGCAGATGTAAGAACTTCTTTTACCATCTTATTTAACACACGTATTTGTGATAAACATGTGAATGATGGTCCACGTCCATAAACCTCATCTGCTAACTTAGACCAACGTGGTACTAAGAATGTAAAGTAACTAGAACCACTGATTGATATAGGATCTCTGAGTTGAGGAGACCAGTAAGTGACGACGTACGGTCTTTCACTACCTATGCGTCCACCCTTCTTTGCTTTCTTATCTGTGTTTGGCTCGATGGTATAGACAAGCTCGTACTTGTCGTGCACTGACTTACTTGGGTTAAACCCATGCATGCTCTCAATCTCAGGGAACATTTGCATTAGTTGTCGTGCTGATTTATAACATCTATAATATACTGTATCCACTTTACCGTGCTGATCTGTATCGAAAAACACGTCTGCTAGTGGTCTTGCTCTAAAATTAACAACTCCATCAACATATGATATCTGAACTGGTGATGTACCGTAAGCTCCTATATCTAAGAAACATTCATGTGATGCAGAATAAAATTGTGACTCTGGTAATGAAAACTCATGTAATATCCTATCAGAAACATCTTGAAGATAACCAAGCTCATTGTTTGATAACTCGTTAGATGGTTTGTTCTTTACCTTGAGATACATCCAACGATCTGACTTCGGCACTAAGTTAGATGCAAGTCCATTTGCAAACATCTGATTACACCATACAGCTGTGTCATCAAATATCTCACGAGATCCGTCATCTTGTTTTTGTGTGTAACCATGATCAAATCTATTTGAATTAGGACGCACAAACTTCTGTGCATCAACAAACATACTGTCAAGATTAGATCTCAACAGTTTAAGTTCTTCGTATCTCTGCTTAAAATGCATTATCCTAATCTAGAACCGTAGCCCAACCCACTACCACTTCCTTGTCCTGTTCTACGTCTTGTAGTAGGTCTTCGAACTAACATTGATGGTGAAATTACTGAAGTCCCTGTGCCTGGTGCAGCTTTACGAATCGGTGCTGCTATAGGTGCAGGTGGCGGAGGAGGGGGAGGTGTAACTGACCCAGCTCTCATAACTCTAGTCTGTTCTTTGATAGCTTGTTCTTGACGCACAGCTTGAGCCGCAGCAGATTTTTCAAATCTTTCAGCAGCTTTTTTCTGATCACTTACAGTCTTACCTGCTACCAGACCTAATGCACCACCAATCACCGCATTTCCTGCTACACCGCCTACTACTGCTCCAATTGCTGCTCCTATAAAACTCATATTAAATCCCTTTGTTTGTCTGTTAATAAGTTGGGTTGATAGTCATCATTCATAAGCTCTTCTGTGATTTTGTCAACATCAGTATGCTCAGTTCTTTGAACTGTTACCCATGTTGTGTCCTCATGTATAGCTAAAATCCTCTTTGTACCAGGTTCTGTTATGCCATTGTAGGGTGCTTCTATGGTTGTTGTACCATTCTCGTCGATGACACTAACAATACCACTTAATATAAAATACGGATGTTTTTGTGTGTGAGTCTTACTAATAATTAGCTGACCTGCAGGCATAAATACTTTTCGTATATACATACCATCTGCAAATGTATGCTCCAAAGGATTTACTTCTTCGATCTCTTTGTCATTAGATAATACACCTTCCATACCTACTATCTTATTTTGTACAAGTATTGCCTTCTCTTTGAAGCTCATGTCTTCTGAGAATATTGATTTTACTACTTCTTCCATCTCCATTACCAACTTATCTTAGTTACGTCATATGTATGCTTTGGTTTTTTATTGTCAAGTTTTGGTTGTTTTAACCCAACCGCCATTGTCCTAAAAGCATCAGCACCATGTGAATTAGAATCATGGACAGGGGTTTTTCGGAAAACCTGTTTTGTAGAATCCCAATCTTTATGATAACCCTTGAGTGCTTCTAGCCCCCTAGCACATCCTAACTTGCTAAACCAGCACCTAGGTAGCAGGGCTCTCACTGCGTCGATGCCATCTATGACTGGTATCTTTTTTACTGTTGTAAATTTTAGCCCCATACTCCGTGCGATCTCTATCCTACTTTTACCTGTTCCAAGTTCTCGCACTTTGATGTCATGTGGGGCATAGTGTTTGCCATACACTATATCTTTCTGTACAGCAAACCTATTTAACTCACGAGCATAGTGAGGCAACCCCTCCCCACTATTCTCGTAGTAATGTACTAACCGTATTTCGTTATTAAATAATTGAAAGAACCAAATAGTCGTGGCGTCATCCATACCTAAGTCCCACGCCGTGTGTACTGCTAGACTTGGTTCGACTGCTATGTTATCAAGTATCCGTTTGTCCTTATATGCTTTTGATATATACGATCCATAGTATGACCCTTCGACAGGAGTCTTGAACGAACACATGTACTCAGACTGGAAGCGTGCCTCATTGTTCAGTTCATCTCTAGCTTTACGTAACTCTTTTGGCGAAATTGCTTTTGTGTCTTTAACTGACAGATGACTACTGTACCATGATCCGTCCGATTGGGCTTTTAATAAAATCTTGTAGAAGTGATTCTCACCACGAGGTGTACCATTGAATAATGCCCACCCACCATTCTCTGCTAAGATCGGATTGATTAACTGCCACGCACTAGGATCTGAAATACTGTACTCAGAGAACACTACACCCACAGGATTCGCACCCACCATCTTATCAGGGTCATCAGATCCCATAAGTTGGATGACACTTCCATTCTTGAGATGAATCCGCATCTCTTGTTCGCTCTTCCGCTCCACGAGCTCCTTGGGAAAATAGTCGATGAACTTCTTACCTTCACCTGTCATACCATTCCAAACAATACGACGTGCCTGATTACCATAGGGTAAGACGTACCAATATGTACCAACACGCTGTAGTGCTTTGATGGCTACGATGTTTACACAAGTAAGATCCTTACCTGCACGACGATGCCAAGCGACGACAGCTCTAAGTCCACGCTTTGATTGGGTCATGTATTTAAGCAGGGGCAACTGGTAACCTCTAGGCTCCCATCCCTGTGCTGGCACTTGTACTTCCATTAATAATCTTCTGGTTCGTCCTCCTGTTCTTCTTCTTCCCAGATTATATCTACCATGTCAGGTTTACCTTCCATGTCCATATGTGTTTCTTTTATTAACATCCTACCCACTCTGTAATTAGAATAATCATAAAATAAATCACCGTCGTCATCCATAACGATAAACATGTAATTACTGAAATGCTCTCCGAGATTGCCTCGGATTCTATCGAACAATTCATCATGATCCTCAGTTATCGCCATCTTTCTCCTCTTCGCTTAAAAATTCGTCGTATGTTTCTTCTTCTACTATCTCAGCTTCTACGGATTTGGCAAGCTCCGACTTAGCCACTTTAGAATAATCTACTGTCATGATCTTCATCTCACCAGTAAGATTTCCCTGTACGTCGACACTTTTGAGCTTAGGTTGAGTGAAGCTGGCGAGCTCTTTCCAAATGGCTATCTTATCCCTTTTGGCTACTTCTGGATCATTTGCATAGGTCATAAGCTCCTCGATTGGATTAATCCCACGCTCTGCGAATAACGAGAGTAGTGCCTTCCTCTGTTCCGCAGGCGTGGGAGCTTTAGACATTACATCCAAAAATTGTTGTTTGATCTCTAGCTCCTTCTCCACTGTAGCAAGTTCCTTCTGAGCTTTTTTCATATCGGTCTCAGCTTTCATACGTTTACGTGTGCAGCGAGCTCTTTTGGCTTCTCGTTGCTTCTTCACCTGTTTCGGTGTCCCTGCTGCGTTGGTTCGTTTATCTGGCACTATGAATCTTATGAACAAATTTACAGCAGTTGTCAAGTCACTAGACACATGTGACACCTACTAGACACCCAAAAAAGGGGTAGTGTCCTACATTAACATATATGAATATAAAGGACTTAGGGAATACTAGACACATATGACACCTAATCAACCCCTTACAAAAGTTTTTCTATAGGGGGGTCAAATAGGTGTCTAGTCCGTCTAGTAAGTCGTAAGTCGTTGATAATCCTTAAAGTTAATAACAGCCACCTAGGGTCGATTTGCTGTCTAGTTGCTGTCTAGTCTGTCTAGTCTTGTGCACATTTGTACACTAGTTTGCCCAAAAACTGAAAAATTTATACGCTAGTAGGGACCCTGTTCCGTCCCTCGTGGCGTTTTCCCCCACTGCCCCCCGTATCTTGCAACTAATCTACATGCACCTACGGACTCGCCAAGCCTCGCCCTTGTTGCATCGTACCCTTAACTGCTTGATTCCCAGCAACTTAAGCTCGGTTTGGTTCGGTATTCCTTTGTTCACGTGTACATATGTACCCTATTGTTCTGTATTCCCTTGGTTCTCAGGCACTTAGGCTCTCCGACTCAAGTATACGTAAGACACGTTGTACGGCGTTCCGTTGCCACTTGGGCAACCACTCAATCGGCGTGGTGCCTAACACAACAAGCCAGTCAACTGCAATGATCTACGCCGTCTGACCCAGTGCCATTATACCTCGTGCCTCGGTGGGCACTGTCCTTTGGTTCGCTTCGCTCAGTCAGCCGTACGTTCCTCATTGACCTAGCGGTCGTTGCCTAGCCCTTCGGGTTGTGTTCAATTCAGGACACACTAACTAATCTTATTATGAAATATCTATCAAACTCTACTACTTACGTTCCCTGTACATCATGCAAGTCTATCCTACCACACAGGTTCCTGTTCCAAGGCTGGTGCACTACTGCCCACGCTCTCTGTCCTAGTTGCATGATTGATTCTTATTGGCAATACACAGATCACGGACAATGCTCACACGCTTATCTTCCACATATTTCACTCTAACTATCAACACTCAACAAGAGATATATATATCGTTATGAATACAATCACACTCAATCAACCAAACACAACATCAACTGCTACAGTTCTTATACTTGAGACAGTAACAGATCTCGTAGGCAAAGATCCTACTAAACCTTATGCAATAACTAAGGTTATCACTCGTGACAAAGTTCAACATCGTTTCAACAACTTTGACAACCGACCACTCGGTAAAGTTGGTGAAGTTATTGACATTGTCGTTCAAACTCAATCCAACCAAAGAGATGATTCAGATGAGTACTACGCATCAGCGTCAACTGTACCTGCTGGCTTCTTTCAAGACTAACTCTAACCCACCTGGACATGTGACTAAACTGTCCTTTACACATTATGAACAACATCAAATCTCTCGTACATACAGCTCTCGATGCAGAGCGTTATTCCGATGCATACAAGTCCGCTTGGCGTGCATTGTTCCGTCAAGCCGAGGCTATCTGCAAGGCTGTCCCCAACCGTGACTTGGACCCTGCTACACTAGTCGATGACTGGGTAGCTGAGCATCAAGACACTATTGATCACTGTAACCCAGCCGATGACCAAGTCGCTGGCGATATGTCCTGTATGCAGGCAATGCGTCAACAACAGACTGAGTTCCTTGCTGACATTCGCAACCAGTACATTACTGCCGTTCGTCAGGCTAACAATCGTAAGTTC